GTAGTCTGACGGAGCGGTATCTCCTACCCAAGGAGTAGCATCTGCTAAAGCATTATCTGAAGCGAACTTACCCTTTGATCCAAAACTAGCAGCCTGATGTGACGGGCCTTTCTTCTTTGCCCATTTAGTTTGAGACATCTCAGCAAGGAATTTTCTATCTACTTCTTTGAATGTTTTATCTACCATTGCTTCTGCTGGATCGGCATCAAATTCCTCTGTTCCCATTGTTTCGGTATCAGGGTTAGACGACCAAACATCTTGAACACTTTCAGTATAAGTATTATATAAAGGATTATGCTTATACTTCTTGGCCTCTTCAGCGGTTATCATTTGTCTCTCAGGGCCGCCCATTACACATCTCCTGCTAGCACGCTGTAATTAACATGCTTCACCCCATCGATCTCGACAACCGCTTCTGGATGAGTCTCTTCTACTTCCTGTGCGATCACGCCACGACGTGGAGTAGAATCACCAATATAATTATACTTGTAAACACTAAAGCCATTCCATGTTCCATCACTTTTAAGGTTCTCTTTTACTCTTACATCAGAAGCAAGGATAGCGGCAGATGCCACACTCCCAAGCATATTCATCATACCACTGTTGTCAGAAGGCCCAGCAGTTTGTGTCTGGCCCCCATAATTTCCACTGATCGTATTCATATAATTATTTAAAGCGTTCTGTGGAGCAAAGGCTTCATAGTTATATTGTGATATATTCCTATTGATGCCCTCTTGAGCCATGGATCTTCGTTGCTTTCCAACATCTCCAACTGCTTGCATCATGCCAAGAGGTGCTGCCATAGTAGTAGGATACTGCTGTCCAGCACCTAGCCTTCGTCCTTGCGCGCCTTCATAAGACTGCTGATACATCTGCGCTGCCTTGTCAAGCATCTGTTGGTTAGCTGAAGAGATAGCCTTAGACTGAACCAAGTCTCCCCTCGTGCCGCCTCCGGGCTGATACTGGGTGATAGCCTGCCTAATACCGGGAAGAACATTCCCTGTTAGTTGGCCTCTCATTTGGTTTCCTAGAGATTGCATTACAGGCCCAAAGGTTCTAGTATCTACACCACCACCCATTAAGCCAAGCATATTCTGCTCCGCTCCCTGTTGCATTGCAGCGGCTCTTGGGCCAGCGGCATAGCCGACTGCACCCTTTTGAGCCATAGTCTGTAAGGGGTCGAATCCAGCCAGTGTTGGGCCGCTATAATAGTCAGGCGCGCCCTGCTCCATTAAGGTCTGGGCTTCATTAAAGCCTCCCTTTAGGTAGCGTTGCTGCCCCTTCCAAGGATCTTGAGTTGTTGTTGATATATTAGTTCCGCCACCCATAATTTAATCCTCTTTTTACCAAATTGTGCCACTAGCATCGCCGACATCGGACTGTGCAGCGTCTGGAGCCGATTGATCTCCACCAAATAATTCTCCGAAGAAATCACCAATCGGGTCGCCACCAATATTACCCATCCCGTCGGCATTAGATTCACCACCTTCGCTATAAACATTATTATTAGTATTATTAGTATTATTATTCCTTATTGCTGCTGCCGCTGCATCATCTTCAGCCTGCTTTAGAGCAGCCATATGCTGTGCAAATCCTGTATTGGGATTGCTATAAGAAACCTGTGGCCCTTGCATTTGGAACATAGGGGTTGACTGAAAGTCTCCTATACCAGCCCAAGGCGCATATGCACCAGAACTTAGTATCCCAGCTGGATAAGATGGTTCCCCCATCGGCCCACTATAATTGGGCGAAGGGGAAGAAATTGCTTTTAATAAAGCCTGTTGATCTTGTGTTGATATTCCGCCAGCCATATACTTCTCCGGTTAATGCATTTTCTCTTTGATGTCTTTAGTGATGATGATGTAAGATTGTTTCCAATCTTTAACTAATCTTAATAGCCCTCTGCGAGTCCATGCCTCTAATGCAGAACACCCAGCCTTTATTGCAAATGCTTCTAGCGTAGGCTCAAACTTCTCCTGCATTCTTCTTAGGTCTTTTCCACCCAAGGCTATAATCCTTAATACTTTCTTTCTAGGATAATGAACAACTTGTGTTACCATGGCGGCTATAACTGCCCTGTCTTCAGTGGACACCCATAGTTGCATTTCATTATTAATAATTAAATAAGCAAAGTCTTGCGCCTCTACTTCCCCTTCAGAATAAGGCGTTGCTTTTGAAAGCAATGGCTCTACTTGATCCCAAATATGAGGAACCTCGTCGGGGTATACTAGATGTATATTAAAGTTTTGTCCAAGCGCCGGAAGAGTTATAGAAGTAGATTCCTTCTCCTCCTGACGGGTTCCATTCCGTGCCATCTGCGTACCTTATATCACCAACTCTAGGTTTATTTTTTCCATTAAGAGTTCCACTAGAATTCTTTCCCGGCTCAATGTATGTCCTTTCTAAATGCATAACAGCTAGATTAAAGATTAAATCACCCAGTCTATTAAACTCAGAAACAATATAGCCCGGTAAGTCCTCTTGTAGTAATGGGGCTGGATTAGCGTTGTACCTCATAACGCTTTTTACTGCTTTATTTTTTCTTAATAAAGCGGGGATGTCAACCATTAGTAACTCCTTCCCCCTCTTGATCCAACTTCTGTAACTTCAAATTGAAGGCCATGGAGTTTCCATTCAACATCATTCTTGCTTTCAAACTTCACCCCATAGTATCTTCCTGTTTTTCGACAGGGAACTCTGCTCATCGTGTCTGGATTAAAGGCATAAGGAGCGCTCCAAGAGACGCCGCCTTCCATATCCATCTGACTGCCAACATAAACATCAATAGTATTCGATGAACCAAAAACCTCCATCAATGGGTATATAGAGGTTACAGTCTTTATTGCTGAGTAATCCTTTTCCCCTTTCTCTCCAGCAGATATGCCAGTCCTTTCGATATAGGAGGTCATTAGGGCTGTGCCTTCTTTGTTTCCTATACTGTCCCGATATATCTTAGTTGCAGTAGGACTGCAAAACAATAGAACCTTTTCTTTATTAGAGTAAGTTCTTGTTCCCCAAGCAGACGTTGTATCATCCCAAGAAGCAAATCTTGCAACGGTTGCTCCAGTAGTATGTGCTGCTGCCGTCGTAGAATTAGCCCCTCTTGTTATCCCAGTAAAGGTTGTAGAGGTCATGCCTGTATATGTAATCTGTTCAGTATCTATTATAACCGTTCCCGTTGATGGGAATGTCAAAGTAGGATCAGTATTTACACTTAAAGCGCCGCCCGTTGGAGGAACGGATGCTGTGATTGTGCCATTAAGAGTGGTATCTATATCCCAACTTGTTCCACCAGACACATCAGCAACACCATAAGAGGCATGAGATAGATTGCTTAAACTTCTTTTTGAAATAGTATTGTCTTTCCAGTTCCATATAATAGCAGCAGTACAAGTGGTTTGTCCAGTTTCTGGGAAACAGGCAAGCATCTCATTTCTATTATAATCGGCCACAACAAAAGATGCGCTAAAGTTATCGCCATCTATAGAGGTAAGCAATAGATTTTGAAGTCGTTTATTTAAAAGGGGCAGCAGTCTCTGCCCATCATTTACATATAAGTTATTAGTCCCGAAAAGAAAATGACCGCCCTCAAATTCTGCAACACAGTTCTTTGCAAGGATTCCAACAGTAGGGGATAGTATCTTGAACTGGAAGATAAAGGGTGTGCCTACATAGGTAGCAGAATAGATAGAGTTCTCTTTATATATTTGAAAACTATCTCGCATTGCCATTCCATCTAGGATAGATCCTTTAGTCGCTGCTAACTCATACTCACCAGCATCTACCGTATCATCATTAACGTCCCATGAGATCGGTGTATTCTGAACCTGTGCTTCTGTACTCCACAGAACCACCCTGTTCTTCTCTACACTTCCTTCCTTTGTATTCATTGCGATAAGGAAAGACTTAAACGACTTTAGAGTCTTGCATCTATTAGTAGTTGTCCAATTTGCTAAATCTCTTAATCTATAGGTGCTTTGAGGCTGACCATCTCCCTTGCTTATAGACCATTCTTGCGGTACATCAACAAAGTTATTCAATATAAGAATGCCACCGATGACAGAAGAAGACCAATTCTCTTCTACTATGCCAGTAGCGGTCGCGGTATAATCGTTCTCTGTTGTTAGAGTATCTCTTAGAGGATTTACAATCTCGTTATCAAGATGGGCAACATCAGTTGTTCCGCTTAATGTGAGGACATTCCCAGACCGACTTGTATAAGTTAATTCCTCATAGGTCGCTGCCGCACCAACACAGACACTACCACCACCAGCAGGAAAGTTGCTACCATCTGTCAGGGTAATAGTACCTACTCCAGAACTCACCGCTCCGTCCAATGTAGTGCCAGTTTGTCTAGTTATATTAGACCACGCTGATCCATTATGAACATATACCTTGGCTAACCCACATGCAATCCAAAAGTAATTACCACCAGCTTCCAGCGGGGTAATATAATAGGGCGTTACAGGACAGGTTGCAAGAACCTCTTCAAAGCCAGCGCATTTATTTACATATCCATCAATCATCCTTACGTTATTGCCACCACTCCATGCGCTTAACGGCAGTTGCTGTGGTGGAATATCTGTAATTATTCCAACACTACCAAGATTTTCCATTGGGACTAGCATAGGCTATTCCGGTTTAGGGTGCGCGACTTTTACCGCGTCACAATCAGCTACATAGGTATCCATTAATCTTGCATCTCCCTTCTCTTTCCAATAGAGAGCGTCAGCAAGAGTCTCCCATTCTGGATACTCGCGCTTTCTTTTCTTCTTGTATTCGACTGCTTCCCATTCAATCTCCCAAGCATCAATCTGCTCTTGCGTCGGGTGAGGATCATCCTCATCCCATTGATGGATGACGTAATCACCAGCAACTTTCATCACCACCCACTTTCTAGAAGGATATTTATGCGCAAGAACATCGCCTAACTTACTTGGATGTTTCATCCTATCCACCCTCCACTAAATTCAAAATTCCCGAATGCGATATTGTCATCTATAGCCCTCATAAATGCTTGAAAATAATTTGTGCCATCACTGTAAACTATTGCGCCACAACCAACACCAATATCTGACATAGTATATGACTTAAAGGCAACCTGTGAAGTTGATTGAGGTGTGGCAGATCCATCTTTATATATTGCCACTCCTACCCCCTCCCCATTGGAGTCAAGGGTGGCTGTAGCCCTAGCCCATAGCCAGTAAAATCCGGGCATAGTAGGTGTGAATCTATTAGATGCCGTTCCTGTGCTAGTGCTTTGGGTGCATACGCCATGCGAGTCATAGACTATAGTATCAAGGGGCATTATTTCAAACGTATTAGATGCTACAGTTTCATCAAACCCCTGCATTAGAAAGACAGGGTTACATGTTACCCACTTAACCCCTTCTGTAGAGGCGGAATCAGATACTAATTTTAATCCATTGCCAGCGCCTGTAACCGTGTAACCGGTTGTAGGCGTTGTGGTTGGTGCTGCTAATCTAGCGTCAGCAGTAGAGTATGTATACATATCCCCCTTAGTTGTCAGTGGGGATCCAGCAGATGCAGCCCATTCAGTTGCTGTACCACCTGAGTTTACCCTGAGAACCTTTAAAGCGTCAGCTACAGCCACATCAGGAGCGGTTCTCCTTATATCTGTAGCGTCAGGAAAGGTCGACTTTACTACCGTCTTTATTAATCTAAGATGGTTATCCCCCTCTGCAATAGTTGCAGTTCCCGGCGGATTTGTACCATCTAATTGACTAACGTATGTTGCTGATTCTACTGACATATATATTCTCCGTTAAACCCCTTAACTCCACCCTAAAGATACTGCTTGGATTCGTGTTTCTTTTGCTGCGCTTTGGTTAAGCGTCTTGATGCGGTACACCATGCTAGTTCCAGTCAGGCTAGTCCGCGCCACATCGTGCGCTGAGACTATAAAGTGTGGAGATGCTGTACCTGTAGTGCCTTGAGCAACAAGTGTTGTAGATGTCCAACTAGTACCGCCGTCTGCGCTGTATTCAGCAGTAATGTCTGTGTTTATGGCTGCGGTTCCAGTGCCGTTTGCGTACGTCATCACGATGTCGCCTTTGGTCGGAGCGCCATCATTTGCTGTGGTTGAGTTTGATACGAGTGTCATATTACTAATATCACCGAGAGCGGGTTGGCCCTGATTTGTGCCGCCACCAGTTAATGGCCCCGTACCACCACCCGCTGCTCCGCCGCCGCTGCCACCAGTTACGCCAGTTACAGCCGCTCCACCACCTGAGATGCAATATGTACCGCCACCTCCACCGCCTTTAGCTGTTTGCGTGGCGTTAAAACTAGTATCTGTACCGCTTGGTTGAGTTCCACCACAACTAGCAGCAGTAACACCAGTTGCACCAGCCCCTACTACAGCGGCATAAGTTCCCGCCGCTGCGACCCAACCTGTAATCTCCATTACACCGCCGCCA